CAATTCTAATTCTTGTCCTAAAATATTTGATACTGGATCAAAGAAATTCAACATAGCAGCACTTACCTGAGACTTGAGCCTCTCACTGTTAATTTTATTTCTTGACTCTCTTACAACTACTAAAGTTGTATCTTTACTAATATCAAGAACTAGATCACTTTGATTAGAAATACCTAAATCGAATGCCATATATATTGGGTCTCTAGGAACTACTTCCTGTGAGAGACTCCTCTTTTCATTAGCAGAATCAATAATAAGATTTTTAAGAGAGTTACTTAAAAATTCAGGATAATCTCCATCATTAGCTATAGTGAATCTTGGAACTGTAAAAATGTTAACGTTATTAAAATCGCAACTATCTGCAAAATTAATTTGATTTATAAGAACTCTATTTGACTTATCTGGATCTACGCATATGTTGTAAAAATATTGAATATATTCATTTATAAACGATTGGTTATTTACAACTCTTGAATCAATAATTATGTTATTGAAATTTTTATCCATAAAGGATTCATAGTCTTGAGTAGAGACTAGTCTTAATTGAGAGTTAAAAACACTAGGTGCGTTTTTTCTTATTTGATCAACTGTCTCTTCATCTACTACTGGTGAAGAATTATTAGGGTTATTAAATGTTAGTAGTGAACTATTAGCTGCGGTTACAAAAGTAGTAGAATCTTTATTGGTATATGTATCATTAAAAATCTTCCTTTGACGTGAACTATCATAAACAAATAACTTATCACCATTAATAGCGTTCTTACTTATAATACCGCGCTGATTGTCAGATAAAATATAATTTACCGATACAATACTACCTTGTGTTAACATCTTACCTGAGACACCATCGCCAAACTTAATAACAAAATGACCGTTTTCATTAAGTCTCTTTTCAAAAACTCTTCCATTTTTATCTGCAATATAAAGACTATCAACTTCCGTATACTCGTAATATAATCCCGTTTCAACCTCCTTAACGTATACACTAATAGTATTATCTGCTATAAATCTACTATCATTACTATCTAGTATATTATCTACAACAATATTTAAAGTTTCAAACTCACTTCCTTGAGCAGTGTAGTCTGGATATTCACCTACTGTACCTTGGTATAAAATAACATTTTTGTTTAATACCTCTAAACTTTGCTCTTTAGCCTCTGATATAGTAAAGCTATAATCTTTGTTAGTAGTATATTGTACGTTGTCAACAAGAAAGTATGAATATTTTTTAATCGTATAATTACCAGTCGCTAAGCTCGCCGCGGCTGTAGCGTTAATGGAAGCTAAAGAAGTTTGTTTACCTGATGGTTTATAGCCAATAGTTTTAACTATTTTATTCATATTCTCATACAATGATGCTTGATCAAAAGAGACCTCTGTAGCAGTATTGTTGAGATAGAATAATAAAACGTGATAGGAATACGCTACTATATCTATAATAGCAGCTAAATTACTACCTTCAAAATTTTGATCTGTAAACTTTTCATTTTCATTTAAGCGCTTTACAATAAAATCTTTTAAGCTTACTGCATCAAAAGCCGCGTATGCGTCTTGAGGTAAATTAAAATCCAGAAAATCGTTATTTTTATCAGCCATAATTTTTTAAATGAAGTTATATCCATTACTATTTAATACTGATCTAAGTGAAAGACCATATACATTAAGTGAAGGGACGTTTATTTGTAATTGAATGTTATATTGTTGTTCATCTTCTAGGGCTTCAACATCAACCCGCTCTAACTCTATTCTAGGTTCAAAGTTAGGTAAATTTTCCTCTATATCAGCTCTTATTTCTTGCGTAGTAAAAACATCAACCGGTTCAAATAGAAATCTTCTTAGGTCAATACCAAACTCCGGGTTAAGTATCTTTTCTCCAGGAGAGGTTAGAAGGGCGTTAGCGATACTATTTTTTATAGATTCTATATCATATAACCCAGCTACGTCTTTTAATTCTTCTTTCCTATTAAGTTGAGCGTTATAGGAGTAAGAGTTCTTTAAATCTAAAAATAGATCTTTATAAAGATAGTTTTGCTTAATAGCATTATCATCAGCCTTACTTACTGATACAGTATCTATCTTTATTAGAGCCATGTATATATTTAATGGCTACTTCTTTTTCCACTGCTGCCTCTTAGGACCTCTTTTCTTATATTTCTTACCTTTTATTTTCTTACATGCAGCGTGTGTTGGCCTACATGCAGGATATGAGGAACCTTTCTTACCAGCTTTCTTTCTACCACAAGGACCACCCGTTTTGCAGTTAACCCAACCCTTAAATTTCTTACCAGTCTTCTTATCCGTACGCGTTTTAAACCAGTCTCTTAAATTTTCTAATAGCTGCTTTTGGGTCATTTTATATTTCCTCCACGATTAACACATTTCTGAACATACCCAGATGCATAAGCTGACGGCCATACGTCATACTTACGCTTAGCTTTAGCCTGACACTTTGCACGTGTCTTAGATACCTTTTTCTTTTTTTCAGCATCTTCTTCAGGTTGCTCTTCACTTTCAGATTTTTTCCTACCACCCTTCATATTAGCACACCAGTGATACATCTTGCCCTTCTCACCACCATACCTTTTAGCCCTCTTACGAAGCTCAGTTACAGAACCCTTACAACTAGCACCGGCTCTCTTAACACGTCCAGGGCTACTCTCTGCATCTTCCTCATCAGAATGCTTTGTCTTATTAAGCTTATTACCAGCCTTTTTAGCTGCTTTATACGCTTTACTACCCTTACGAGCACTCTTACCACCACGCTTTTTCTTAGCGTTAATGTTCTTCCATAAACTTTCTGTAAAATATTGCTTAAAAGTCCTCATTACCATTTTCTACATGACCAATACCTTGCTTTTGTCTTAGGTCCAGGGTTATCACAATTATGTCTAGCTCTGAAAGACTTACGAGCTTTAGGATTGCTCTTACGAATCTTCATAGTCTTCTCACCTTTACGTTTAGCTGATGTTCCGCCATGTCCGAAGTTAACTTTCTTAACGTTACCTGATTTAGGATCCTTTACATATACTTTAAACTTCTTAACATCACCACGAGTTGGTTTATTAAGTGAAACTTTACGTCCTCTATATTCAGCATCTTCTTCCTTATCCTTTCTTGAATCCGGACCTAATCCTCTACCATCTCTCCCTATCTGCTCACCTTGCTCTTGTTGAGCGAGTAAAGCCAAACCAGTAAGGCCTTTCTTCTTTTTCTTACCATTTTTACCCTCTTCAGATTCTTCCATTTCCCCGTGAGTTTTCTTAGATCTAGCACTAGGTGGACGTGTACGTCTATATCTACCTCCTGAACCATCACTAGCCGCATCTACGCGACTAGGAGCTCCTCCCCTAGACATATCAAATGAATCACCTTTTGGAGCCTTGGAAGTACCTTTCTGCCAACTTTCGTTTATGTTATTGAGTATAGAGTCAACTAAATCATTAAATTCCATATTATTATTTATTATATTGCATAAATAATTGTATGGCTAAAGTAAAGAAGTTTGTTAATCTTTTTGAAAGTTACATGAAACGTTTTGAACGAGGTGGATTTCTAGTAGGTGATATTTTTAAGTTTAATGATAATTTTAAATCATCTGAGGAATATAAGTGTTTAGGTACTAACGTCCATGAACTATTAGACCAGATGGTAGATTCTGGATTACATGTACGGGTTGTAGGTATTAAAGACACGAGTCCTGCTCGTTACCCTGCTAATTCAGATACTTCTTCACTTGATGTTGTTCTTGATATTGCTCTTGATAATGGAGGAGGTAGAATGACTCACTATTGCTCAGTACCTTGTTGCTTAGGACAACCAGTACAATACGCCCCTAACTTACCACCGATTCCAGATGCTATGAGACGTAACGATAAAGTTACTATTAAGCCTGAAGAAGCAGAGGAAGATACAGATAATATTCAAAATAAAACTGATAGAGGTAATGGTGAACTTTCTAATACTGAAAGATCTTTACCAAAGACTAACACCGAAATACCTTGTGATCCTGTAACACCTTCACCAGCTGTTACCTCCTATACACACAATTATCTTAAAGAACTTAGCTAAAATTTTAACTTTTAATAAATAATAATAAGATGACTAGAAAAGATCAAGAATTATTGGCTGAGGCCTATGGAGCGGTTAATGAGGGATTGTTCGATAGACTTAAAGCACGAGGAGCTCAAGCTGCTGGCGCTGTAAAGGGGATGGGTGATAGAGTAAAGGGAGCAGCTAAAGGAGTCGCTGGTAAAGCTGCAACAAAAGCAGCTGAATTGGGAGGACAAGCTTTAGGCGTTGATGCATCACAAGGAGGATTAGCTCAAAAAGGTGCAGAGCTACAAAAATCTGCAGCAACAGATAAGTCGAGAGGGGCTCGTGCTGGTCAAGAAGCTAAATTTAAAAGTTATATAGCTAATTCTGCTAAAACTCTTGCTAACGATCTAACAAAATTAGGAATGGAAGTAGATGATGAAGCAGGTCTTATAGCTGATATTCAGAATGTTATTTCAGCACGTTTGAACCAAGTTACAAAAAGCGGTCAATTTAGAGACGCTGCTGGTAAGATGGGCGGTAAGGTAGGAGTAAAAAGCTAGAGACACTTTTCTAAGCTTATAAAACAGGCGAACGCGTTAATTTCTTTATCTACGACAAACGCGCTCTTGTAGAGATGATCAGCTATAATGGCTATCATCTCTTTCTTTTTCATATCATCAATTTGTTTTAGATAGATATGATCCAGAAAAGTACCTAAAAGGGTATCATAATCGCCCTGAAAGCGATCTTCATTTTCAATTAGATACTTACGTAACTTAATAGTATCAGTAACTACTCCTTGGTATATTTTATCCAGCAGCTCGTTATCAGTCCCAGTGTTACTAATACACAACTCTGAATCAATAACTGCTTTCTGGATTTCATTAATTGTTTTCCGGAGGTCCGGGAAGAATCTCTTAACCAGTTGTACGAATTTTTTCTTTTGCTCATCACTTATATTTACTTGTTCAGTTTTTAAAATATTATAACATCTCTTTACTGCTTGATCAATTACAGGTTTAAGATCAAGAGACTGACATCTAGACTGAAGAGCTGGTATAATCTTATGTTTGTAGTTAGCTGTTAGTATAAATCTACAATACTTAGCAAATGACTCCATAGTATTACGAAGAGCCGCCTGTGCTTGACCAGTAAGACCATCAGCCTCGTCTAATATAACAACCTTTACCTTACCGTCAAACGATTTCGTTTGTGCAAAATTTGTAATATTATGTCTAATAGTATCAATACCAGACTCATCAGAAGCATTAATGTACAGGTAATTACACTTAAGAATATCATTAACAATAATTCTCGCAAGTGTAGTTTTACCGGTACCAGGATTACCGACAAAAAGTAAGTTAGGTATCTCTTCTTCGAACTGCGATACAATCCTTAACGAAGCTTCGTCTAGAATAACATCATCCAACTTAGTAGGGCGATACTTCTCTACCCATATTTTATCAAACTCAATCATATCCTACTTACCAGATGAACCAAAGCCCTTCTCACCACGATCAGAATCAACCACACTACCTTCACTCACCTCCACAGGGTAATTAGCGTATATAACGAACTGAGCTATACGCTCTCCCGCGTTGACGTTATAGTCTACATCTGTTAGATTATAGAGCTTAATACCGGCATCCCCACGGTACCCTTCGTCAATGATACCTGAGTGTGGCATAATACCATGCTTAAACCCTAAACCTGAACGACCTTCAACTTTTACCCAAAAGCCAGGCTCAATATAAGCAAACTTAAGACCAACACCAACAACAGCAGAACCACGAGCTGGTATAGTAACATCTTCAATAGAAGTAACATCCATACCTGTATCATTATCATGATTTTTAACAGGTAAGATAGCATCAACATGCGTCTTTTCAAATTTCAAAGTCATATATACCTAGTATAAGTTAAATTATATTAAAATCAAGTGATAAGAGTAAATATATGTATATGTCAGAGGACCTCAATAGCGCGGTAAATGATATTATTACTCAGTTAAAGGGTAATAAAACTGCTGTACCTGCTGCTGAAGATGAGATTTTAGATCCAGATAAGCTAGAGGAGTTTCTAATAAAAAAGAGTAGTAAGCTTATCAACAAGTCATTAACAATAGTAGACAATGTAAATGATTATATTAGCTCCGCTCCTGAAAACAGGGATGTAACTGCAATGGCAGAACTAATTAAAGCTTCTTCTTCAGCTATTGAAACCCTCAACAAACTTCATACTGCTAAAGAGCGAAACGAAACTCAGAAGGAGGTTAAAAAAATGGATGTTGAGGCAAAAGAGCGTATGAATATTACCGATAATCAAACAAAAGTCTTAATGTCGAGAGAAGATATTATGAACGCTTTGATTGATAAGGTAGATGAAAAAACTATAGACATTTAGTCACTAATAGGCTCTTCTTTTACTTCTTCACCGCTTCCGAGCTGACCTTCAATCGTATTAGGATTAAATATCTTATCTTTATCACCAGTAATTTTAAATGTAAATCCTCTTCTATCAGGAGAGTCGAATTGATTACCTATAAGATCAGTTTCTATATTTGTATCTTTGATTTCTATCTCTTCAACACCCTCTTCATTATAAGAGCGTTCCATAAATTGAAGCTTTCTTTTTATTTTAGCGTTAAATGATTTTGCTTTATTATCGTCACCGAAGTAGTTAGAAAGTTTTTTAAATGTAAAAACAGCAAAATCACTCTCCCCCAAATATTCTTCTACCTTATCAAAAATATCCTCTGTTATATCTTCAGCTACTTTTCTAAACTCTACATCCTTTACACAGTAACATCCGTGTGGCTCCGTATTAAACCCATCCTCTCCCTCGAGATTTACCCTTTCAGACTGTCTTTTATCAATAAAAGGTTTAGTGTTATCTGTGTCGTAAAGATACTCTGAAGCCACTTTTGTTGTTATAGCTGTCTGCTTTGTAGCGTTTGTTATTAAGTCGTTAATAAACTTAGCAGACTTGTTATTAGAGTTTACAGTATTATTAAATGCTACAATGTCTGTAGACCAAATAGGTATAGAGCTATTATCTGCTACAGTATTTCCATTAGTTCCTAAACTGTCAGTTGTATCTTTAAAAAATTTCTTAGCACCTTCTGGTGGTTTTGCTAACGCTAAAGTATTACCTGCTAGCGGCCCGTTAAGAAGTAGACTCTTATAATATTCTATAGACTCTATACTAATCTCTTTACCTTCTTCGTCTATTTTATTAATAAACTTTTCTAATTGCTCTAGTCCAGAATAATAAATCTTTTTGAATTCCTCCATGAATTCTTTATCCTTATCAGTAAACTCATCATTAGCGCCAGTATCAATTAATTCATCAAACTGATCTTTTGTTCTTAGAAGAGCTCTAAGTAGTTCTACCTTCTTTGTAATTTCTGTATCCATTAATCTACATCATCGCTTAT